TGCGCTTCGTTGCCTTCATGGCTGGAAGCCGACCATCCCTGATCCATCGACGCACCGTCTCGGGATGAGTCCCGAGGGTCTGTGCGATCTCTTTGATCGAGAGTAGTTTTACGCTCACGGGGAAGAACGTACCCCGTGTTGCCCAGTGTTGCAAACTATTTCTTGCGGAAATTATTCCGCTTCAGGTTCTTCGCCCGCGTATCGCCTCAAAGCAGCGATTTGTCCTGGCTGTGGAAGCTGAGAGATTCTGGCCATTTCATTGAGGAAATCGCGTCGAGATCGCATTCCGCTGACGCCTGCACCCTTGGCTATCACCTTTGAAACCAGTGCGTACCCTCCAGCATCGGCCATCGATCCGAGAAACGACAGAACTCCTGCTGCGCCCTTCCCTCCAGCAGCTTGGACCGGAAGTTCAGCAACTTTTCGACCGACTCGCTCGAACGCAGCGCCACGAACAGTGTTTCCCGCCTGTCCAGCGGCTTGCCTAGCCTCTTCCATCACCCGAAAACCTGGAATGAACGTGTTTTCAATGCTGGATAGGAGTTGCGGGCCAAGAATACGCTCAACACGCGACCGATTGTCCGGATCCGCGAGAATTCCAACAGCTCCAGTCGCTGCGCCGCGGCGACCACCACGCACTTCAAGCAGCAAGTCTTCGATCTCACGCGCACGAATGGAGTCCAGAGCCTCTTTTGCCGCCTTAGAACCGCCTGTAGCGCGTCTTTGGAGGGCCGAGATGACCGTATCGACGGTTGCGACATCAGGAAGCGCCTGAACGGCTCTGGAAGCCACCGCAAAGCCCGCAGGAGTCTCAGTATTGAGAAGCTGGACGATCTTCTCAGGACCAACCTTCTCAGCTTCCGGGAGTCCGGTCACGAATCGCACGAACCGCTTGAGTTCTTGGGTGGTTCCGAACCCGAGCTTGGCCAACCCACCAGGGCTCTGCTGCTCAATGTTGTTCAGGTCGTTGGCAAGCTGGCGGAGATTCAGTTCTCCGGTCTCAGCATTGAGTGAACGATCAACAATTCCGGAGCGCGTGATGTCGGCCAGCTTCTTGGAATCAGGGACGCCCTGAGCACCAGCCGCTTTGAGGTCATCGAGGAGCGTGATCGCATTCTGGAACGCAGGAGTTTCGACGCCTTGCTTGGCGACTCGACCTCGGATTGATTCAGCCATCTGAGCGGTCTCCATGCGCTCAGGCTTGAATGCTTGAGCGACTCCGAACTCGTCGAATCGAGGCTGAAACTCTGAAACGAATCGATTAGCGGTTTTGAGATCGCTTGCGATTTGAGTTCCGAATGCGGCAGGTGCTTGAGAATCGATTGTCTCAGTGATTCGGTTAGCCACTCTACGCAGTGATGTCTGAGCCTTGTTTCCGAAAGCCTGACCAGCGTAATCCGCTGCGCTGTAGAGGTTCTCTCGAATCGCCCGAAGTTCGTTAAGAGACACCGGAGCACGATTCTCAAGGATGGCCTCCAAACGTGAAAGGTATGGAGTGAACTGTGCGCTCTGGGCACCGCTTGCCAACTGCGGATACTCAGTCAGCACATTCAAAACCTCATCCTGAACTGAGTTCGAGTTCGGAGAAGGCTTTGCGTACAAAGTGAATACAGGATCGTTTTCGACAGCCTTCGTGGGTTGATAAAGCTCGTCTCTACGCGCTCTGTAAGCCTTGCGAGCATCATCAAACATTGATTCAGCTTCTCGGCCCATTGCAGCGGACTGGAACGGTCTCACGCCTCCAGCCTTCAATCCACCGGCCATCGTCTCCAGATCGATGCGCTTTCGGAACTCGTTCTCGGCCTCAGAGAGTGACTCTTGAAGCAAGCTCTGTTGCGCCCCGGTGCGAGCTTTCTCGACAGCGTTTCGGGCGGTGTTTACCGCATCAGCCTCATTGGCCAACCTCTCGATCGAGGCGGGGTCCATGTTGCTGAGTGAAGAGGCTACACGCCTCACGATGTCGGGATAGGTCTCAGCAGCCATTCCGGACACACCGACAACAGCGCGAGTGATCGCATCGGCCTGACGATTCATCAGGTCTTTTACGCTCTGGCTTCCAGTCTGAGCAGCAACACGGGATTCGAGACCAGCAAACTCCGGAAACGCCTGACCGATCGTGGCCTCAACGCCAGGACCAATGCGCTCAATGTCTTCGGCTTTCTGAATACCCTTGGAAAGAAGGTTTCCGAGGTATTTGCTAGCGCCACCAACGCTTTGAAGCACCGCAGTTGGGCCTCCTGATTTGACGCCTTCCCAAAACATTTCCGAACCGCTTGTTTTGCCTTCAACAGCTCCACCACCAATACCAGTTCCAGCCGCCATCAGGATATTCCTGATCGGAGCATTAGCCATGGTCGGAGCAGAACCTCTAATCCCGGCACTAATGATCTGACCAGGTCTGTATTCCTTGCCCTCTGCAAATTTTTCAACGGTTTCAGCGCCAGCTTCACTAGCAGCCGAAACTGATCCTTGAAGCAACGCCGCTCGACCGAGAGCAGCAAGACCAGTGACTGGTCCACCCATCATGCCAGCCGCAATGACTGGCCCATAACGAAGTCCAGTTGCCGTTGCCTGAGGGCTGATAGGACCAGCGGATATACCACCTCCACGGGCTTCTGCCATCATCCGAATTCGCTCTTGTCTAGACTGCGACTCTTCTGAGGCTTCGCTTTTGACAAGTTCTGCCTCAAGTGCTGCGAGTTCAGCTTCTTCTGCGGCGGTAAGTTGAGCCATAGGATGATTTTATTGAGCGTTCTTCTTAGCGCGGAGTTCTCGACGACGAGCTTCCTTGTCAGCACTGAGCCCCTGTTTCTTTCCACCAAAGTTGAAGCTCTCACGAGTCTTCAACCAGTTGTTACGAGCTTCTTGAGTGCGCTTCTCAAGAGCTTCAGGAACTTGGATTCCAAAGTCCTTAAAGTCTTCCTGAACAACGTCTCGGCTGAACACTCCATCCAAGAACGTGATCATTCGTTTAAGGAAGTCTGCGGAGTTTGGATCACCGAACTGAGAACGCGCTGAAGCTAACTCGTTTCCGGTAAGCGAAGCTCCGAACAGGTCTTTACGAGTGCCTGAAACAACTTGTTCAAACTGCTGAACAATATTGTTGAGCAAAGCGACCTTGGGGTCTTCTGTGCCGTACTTGTTGGTAACTCCACGAAGCCAGCTAGTGAACCCATTGAAGTTATCCTGCGAAACCTTGGACAGATCCTCGCTCTTGGCCAACTCGGAGATGCTTCCAACCAGTGTCTGAGCCTTGGAAAGCAGCCCGGAATACTTGGTGAGCTGTTCACGCTCCTTGGGAGTGGCGACACTCGTGACACCGGCAATCTGGCGATTGCGAGCATCCTTCTGAGCATCGACCGGAAGAGCGTAGAACATCTCCTGCAACTTGGTCTGATCAGGAGCCTCTTTGGCAGCTTCCTGCATGAATCCACGAACAGCGTTTTGTTCAGCCTGTTCACGCTTCTGAAACGCAAACACGCGCTGGCTTTCGGCGTACTGCTTGGAAGCAGGCTCTTCCTCGGCAATAGCCTGAGCAGCCGTCATCTTGGAAACATCCATCGGTGACGGGTAAGCACCTGCGGCTTGCAGCCTTCTCAAACCGGCCTTGGCGACTTCTCCACGTTGCTCAAACGGAATAGCCGACTGCATCTTGATGTCTTCAGTGCGGCGAAGAGCTTCAAGTTGGCCAGCCGTGGCACCAGCAGGGATTGTCACGCCTCGGCCCTCGAGGAACTGACGGTTTTCCTCGGCATTGATATCACGGGTCTGAGTGAGTTCAGCGCCACGTTTAGCCATCTCGGCTTGAGCTTTTGCAGCAGTGGCTCGATACAATGGATCCGCTTCAAACTGTGAAGGACCAGTAGTCTGACCAAGCCCAAATCTTGTGGCCTCAGATGCGATGATACTCTGTTGAAGCTGCTTGTTTCTGAAGTCGGCCATCTTTTCCTCAAGGGTGGCACCTTGCAGTTGGCCCACTCCTGATTGGAGCGCGTTGATCATCAACTGACGCTCCATCGCCCGCTGCTCATCCCGCTTGTTCAGCTCCTCCTGAAGCAGAGCCTGACGGGCCTTGTTACGCTCGCGGATCTGCTCGTTGGTACCAGTGAACTCGCCGGCCAGACCGCCGGTCAGCATAGTCAGGCCCTTAAGGAACGGATTGATGCGCTGGGAAGCAGCGGCTTCGAGATTGATGGGTGTAGCCATAGATCGTTAGCTCAGTTCGTTGAGGATTGACCGGCGGGCCATGCGACCGCCCATGCTTCGCATCGCCGCGGCGAGGATCTCCTCGGGATCGTAGTTGATATCGCGGAAGTACCTGCTCGGAGCCATGTCCCGATTGCGAGTCAGCACGGGGTTGACCGGAAGCTCGGGCAACGGGGTCGTGATGACTGGCCTGCTCAGCACCGAGGCACCGGGGAGTACGATGGGGTTGCGAGTGGTCGTTGACGGAAAACTGGTTGTGGGCTGTAAGGTGAATTGAGGTTTATCCAACGGGATCAACCCTGGAGTGATAGGCTTGCTCTCTATAGCGGGGCCGGCAACACCAGTGTCCTCTATGTAGTAAGGCTTCTCGCCTCCTTGGACGGGATTTGTGACAACGCCTGAAAAAATGTTGGTATTAACATCTTCCACCTTTGGGAGAGATGTCTCAGGAAGAGGATTCACCGGAGTGGGTTCCGATGGTCCCTGAAGATTCATCCCGCCTTCCCTGATGTACCTTTCCCTGTTTTCATCGGTTATCAGGCTGGTTCCAGAGTCTTCTCCCTCGCTGCTGTAGGTTGGTTGCTGAGATACAGGAGGCGAGGTTGGCTCAGGAGCAGGCGATGAAACCGGAGTAAACGTCTGGATATTGCTCAGATCCAAAGCGGGACGATTGATCTCGGTCCACCTTGTTGGCCCACCAGTGTACGGAGTCGGTTCAGGAGTCGGTTCAGGAGTCGAGTAGTAGCTCAGCGGATCGACCGGAGGCTGGGCGTATCCGGATCGAGTTACTGGTCCGAACTTAGGGGTTGGAGGGGTCGATAGATCGACTGCTGGCCTATTGTATTCCCAGTCATCGATCTGCCAGTCCCAGCGATTCCCAGCGTTATCGACATATTCATCTCCAACTCGAAGTCCACCCGTGCCAGGAATGATTGCTCCCCATGGCAGATACTGGTCGCCGGCAAGATATAGCCTCTCAGACGCCTGATTCGGACTTGATGAATCCGTTCCAGATCCTGACGTATCTGTGCTGGTATCGTTTGCCATTGATCAGGCTTTCGGGATGAGGCTCTTGATTCGACCGAGCATCCAGTTGGCCACGATCTTCTTGGTCTTCGGCTTGTTCTTGAGCCACTTGGCGAACTTCTCGGCATTGCTGTCGTAGAAGCTCTTGAACCACTTGGGACCGACAAGCTCCTTCCAGAAGTAGAACGCCTCCCACTGATCGGGGATGCACTCGCGGGCCACGTAGCAGCCGGCAAGGCCGAATCCGCTGAATGCCTGACCGAGGTTTCCGATGCTGCTTGTGACGCCCTGAGCAATGGCCAACGGAGAATTGGCCTTCGAGGCTTCAAACGCGTTCTGGGCGTTGCTCAAAGCGAAGTTTGCACCGGTCTGGAGCAACTGTCCCGGACCAGCCTGTTGCATACCCTGCATGAGCTGGGGAGCAGCGAACGGCGAAGCGCCCTGCTGGAGACCTCCGAGCTGGGCGGCTTGCGAGACGATTGGCTGGAGTCCCAGGGCAGACTGGATGTTGGCGATGTTCTGCTGGCGACCTGCCTGCTGTTGTTGCTGCGCGGCCATCTGGCCGGCAAAGCTCTGCTGCATCGCGGTGTTCCTCTGACCGGTGGCTGCGAGGATGTTGTTGAACGCCTCCTGCGCCTGACGATTGGCGACATCGCTCGTAGTCTGGCCGCTCTGGAGCAGACCAATGGCTTGCTGCCGGCGCTGCACATCCGCGTTGGCGATCGCCTCGTTGACGGCGCGAGCCTCACGGAAAGCGGACAGGTTGCCGAGGATATTGCCGGTAGCGGTTCCGCGGGCGCGAGCGGCTTGCTCGGCAGCGCGGATCATCGTGGGATCGAGAGTGCCAGCCTGAGCGAGACCGGCTCCGATCTGGCGTTCGAGATCGCTGCGGATGGACTGAGCGTAGCCGGTATCCTGCGGGCCAGTAGGCATGCCCACGCGCTCGTAGGTGGGAGCGGTGGGAGAAGTCTCAGAGATGGGAGCCCTGCCAATGTCGCTTAGGAATTGGGAATAGAGACCCGGCTGGGTTGCGGTGCCATAACGCTCAGGATCAAGAGCCTGAAGCTCGGCTCGGCGCTGTTGAGCGAATTGGGTGCCGTATTGCTGAGCGGCTTCCAACTGACGCTGCGCCTGAATCGGAGCCAGATCGGCCAATGCCTGACCGATTGCCCTCGTCTGAGCAATGTCGGAAACAGGACCAAAATCAACCTCTCTAAACTGACCGGTCTCCTTTCCATCCTTGTAGATAGGAACCCGAACCTTGGCCCCTATCCGGGATGCTGCCTCAATCTCGCGCTGGAGCGGAAAGGTTTCGATCGAGGCCATCACGGCTTCTCGATTCGCCGCCGCAATGTCTGGTGCTTTATATGATCCGCCCATAGGAAATCCTTCGGTTCATCAGTAGTTTGGAGTACCTGTCAAAATCGTACAAACGGGAAATGCCTTTGCGGAACCCACCCAGCTTGGTGACGTTCTTCGAGCACAGCCCCATCATGGCCAACCAGAGTGTCTGAACCGCATATGGCTCAGCACCAATAGCGATCTCGATCCACGCGATGTGACCGTCTGGGAAGTTGTTGTTCAGATCCTCAGACTCCTCTATCGAGTTGAGAAATCGAACAGCCCCTACGCCAACGCACTTACCATCCTCGTTCTTCACAATTCCGATCAGCTTCTTGGCATTGAAGATTCCAATCCAGTTGAGCAACTGATCATCGTTCCACGTGGAACAAGTAGGCCAATGTTGTCTCAGCAGTTGTGCCGCTTCGATGATGGTGGGATGTGCGGTCATTGCTGAGGACGCACAGAATCAACAAAGCCAGAAAGTATCGTGGACTGGAGACTCAACCGGCTTCCGCTGGTCGTGTTGATCTTGAACTGGATGTTGTTCCAACGTCCTCGGCTGATGAGGTTGTAAGCCGCCAGGAACTTCTGAGTGCTCGGGATGCTGATCGCTGGATCAATCGAGGTGAACGTCCCGCTCATGTTTGTGGCGTATGAGAGCGAGGCACCGATGCTCGAAGCGTACGGATTATCAAGCGCGATCTGGATGCTGTATCCGATCTTGTCCGGAATGGGTTCCCCGAGGTTGTACGCCTTGGTGGTGACCGATGACTGATAGGTGCTACCGCCGTCGAGGTAGGCCGACTGCTGGACAGGGCTCAGTCGAGTGTTGGGTAGGTAGTCGTTGAAAGACCAGACTTGGCCCGCACCTTCACTGAGCGAGATAATGTCGCCGGCGAACATGAGCACGGGGCCGAAGTTCGAGAATGCGGTGGGTATGAAGTCGTTGACCTGCCAGTTGTCCCAGTAACCGAGCCATGAGCGGGCCAGTGAGTGGTAGACGATGACCGCGTTGTTCTGGTTGAAGGTTCCTTCGAGTTCGATTGAAGAACCGGATTCGAGCAGAAGTGCTTCTTCGCTTTCCAACCCGATGGAGAACGGACCAGCGGTAACGAACGGAACGGCCAAGAGGTAGCGGTTGTTCCAGAACACGCCATCGCAGTATTCCAGCTTGGTCTTGTCGATGCGGCTGATCAGGTCGTTGA